CATTCAATCCGGCATATCTGGGTCCCTTCGGTGCGGGTAATCCTGAACTCATTGTCCACGGCCCCCAGCAGGGCCGAGGAGCCGCGTGCGCCCTTCTCGGCATCCTTGCCGCTGTGGTGGACGATCGCGATATGGGCGCGCGTGTGAGCTCGCAGCGTATCAACCGCCTGGACGAAGCGTGTCATGTCCTGCGAGGAGTTTTCGTCTCCCGGCCCGAAGTGACGGTTTAGGGTATCTATCACAACCAGCCCCGGCCTGACCGGCAGGCTGTCGATCGCTGCAAGCGCATTTGCGAGGCCTTCCGGGGTGCTCAATGGCACGCCCACGGGGATGGTCCAGAACCGCGCCTGACGGCCCTCTGATCGCTTCGACAGCCAGACGTGGACGCGATACTTGAAGGTGCCCATGCCTTCCCCGAGGAGATACAGGACCGGCTGCTGGATGACGGCATTGCCGCGCCATTTGACGCCGCAAGCGACACTCAAAGCCATGTCAAGCACGTTAAAAGTCTTGAACGTCTTGGCGGGGCCATACCAGACCGATGCCCCGTCATCGATCACCCAGCCGTCAATGATCCATGTGGGGTCAGGAACGGACAGCAGGCCGGGGATATCAAGGATGGGCAGGCGGGGGCGTACAGGCTCCGTGGGAGCCGCAAGGAAGCCCGCGACGTCGAACCCCTCGGCCACGGCGTCGGCGGCGTCCCAGCCGTCAGGCTTGCCCGCTGGCGGGGTTATCCGCCTGACCAGACAGCCAAGGGCAGCGAGTGGCCCAGATAGTTTGTCCATCAACAAAGCGCCGGGCGCGTCAAAATCGGGCCATAACACGACCCGCTTGCCGGCCAATGGCGTGAGGTCGGTTTTTTCGATTGTGCTGTTCGCCCCGCCCATCAGGGTAGTTGCATCGACGCCAATGCTTGCCAGGGCATCGACGCACTTCTCGCCCTCGACAATTACGACAATATCGGACGCATGCCATCGCTCTAAGCCATACAGTGGCCGTGGGGATGGCATGCCGCCCGGCACGGCGAAAGTCTTCTTGCCGTTGGACAAGGCCCAGCGGTTGACGTCGCAGACCTTGCGGCCTGCCTTGTCGCGGTAGACGTATTTCGCCTCGAGCACCCTGTCGGGTTCGGGCTCTACGGGCCTGGCGGCTTCGACTTCGTGGCGCACGATTGCCCGCGGGGCGGGTGTCCCGCCTGCCCATGCGTCACACTCTGCGAGGATCTGCGCGAAGTCGCGGGCAACGTCGAGGTTGTGCGCCACCGCGTACAGTCCAAAGACGTCACCGCGATCGCCTGTGGCGTGATCGATCCAGCGGCCGGCGGTGTCGTCGGCCGTGAGGCTGATGGACAGGCTGAGGCCTTTGGAGCCGGACACGTCCCCGATCCGGGCATCCTTTGGCCCCATGACAGCGCGGGGGTACAGGTAGCGGACGAACTCGCGGACCCTGCCTTGCAAAGCCCGGTAGACCCGCTCCTTTCGGATCGAGGCGTCTTCAAAAGCGGGTATCCTTGCCGCGTCGTTGAAGTCCAACATGGCTTACCCCCAGCAGCGTTTACGGAAAGGGCAATCCTTGCACAGCCAATATGTCTCGTCATCCGTGCATCTGGCCCGCAGGCTTCCTGCGCGTGTGTCTGCGATGATCCCGGCTGCGCGGTCTGATGCTGCCTGTGCGCGTTCGCGGTCGAATGGGACCAGCTCTAGGTATATTTCCATCGTGTCTGCATTGGTCGCCTGGAACAGCGCGGGCGAGGTGAGGTCGAGATACGCCTGATACAAAGCGACCTGATCAGCGTATTCCGGCTTGGCCTTGGCGAGCCCGTGCTTGGAAATCGTGGCCCATGACTTTGCACCCAGCGCCTTGTGCTCCCACAGCATGGGGTATTGGTAGCCGTCAGGGCCGCTCTTGATGACCCGATCGACGTGCCCCCGGAATGCCCCGCTGGCCACTGAGAAGCCTATGGGCGCCCCGTCCTTGCCTGTCTGCGTGAGGCGGAACCCTGCGTCTGACAGCCAGACAGCGGCCATGCTTTCCATCATGTGCCCCCGCTGGAATATGCGCAGGGTTTTTGCCGAGAAGCGCCAGCCTTCATCGTGAGGCTCGCCCATAAACTCATACTGTATCTTGCGCTCACAGGGCGAGCCGATCGAGGATGCGCCGACATAGGTACGCCGCTTCTCGGCTGGTGGTGGCAGCCCGTCGATAAGCGCATGGATGGCGGCAACGTCTGCGGTTCGTGTCATGGTGGTGGGGTTCAGATCGATCATTTGCGCACCTGTTGCTTGACGGGGTCCGGATCGCCTGGCTTTCGCCGGGCGTAGGCGTTGCACTGCTGGTGATGCGTGTCGCGCACCATCCTAAAGTGCGGTGACGCCTCGCCCTTGCATTGTGGTCGAGGCATCCGCTGCAGCCAGACGCAGCCCTCGCATGTCGTGTTCTGCTTCTGGATGTGCGCGGACGCGGCTGCTTGTGCCGAGGCGTCGCGAAAGACGCGGGTTCGTGTCTGTGTCATGCCGCACGCTCCTGTAGGATTGCGCGCGACGCCAGGCGCTGGGCGACACGGGCGCAGATCATGCCAACACGTTCGGCCGTGAGCGGATCCGTCTGCGCCTCAATGCGCCTGCGGGCGTAGATTACGGTTGTATGATCGCGGCCCCCAAACAGGTTGCCAACCTGCGTGGTACTCTTGCCGGTCTTCAACGCCAGGAACATTCCGCAGGCACGCCAGTGTGCGAGGTCTGCGAACTTGCGGTCTCCCGTAAGCTCGTCGATTGAGTAGTGCGAGGCGTCAGCCGTCGCGCCGATGATGTCGGAAATAGACGGTGTCATGCTGGCACCCTTTCTTCTGATGTTGGATCCTCAAGCGTCTGCATGCGGGTATTCTCGATCGCCTCGTGAGCGATGGCAAAGAGCATAGCGGCGTCCACCTTCGACCATTTGCCGAGCGGTTCCTCCCAAGGCAGGCCAGACGCCTTGTCGGCAATCAAAGCCAGCGCCGCCTCGGCAAAGCCGATTGTCATCGCGTCAGGCGAGCCGATCTTGGGCGTCCCGCGGCGCGTGGCCCAGTTGCAGGTCCGTGCCTGTATCCACGTGTTGATTGACGTAAAGGCGAGGAACCACGCCTCTTTATCGGTCATTGCATGCTCGCGTTCGCCAAGCATGCGTTTGAGCGTGGCGGCCGCCGCAACGGTCGCCAGGTTGTCTGGATCATCTGTCATTGTGTGTACCGCTTGGGGGCCGGTGTTACCCGACCCCCTGCCCGGTCAGCCCCACGCCGGGCGGCTGGAGGGTTTGGCTGCCGCAGGCTTGGCAGCGGCTGTCTTGATCTTGGCGGGCTTGAAGCCGGCGTATTCGGGGTCATCCACCGCCACGGCTGCGATGGTGTTCTTGTCCTTGCCCTTGACGGTATCGCCGCTGCGGCCATCGACATAGTCCGATCCGGCTTCAATGCCGAAGCGTGCAACGAACGCCAGCCCGGACAGGTCTTCCCAGTCTGATATCTTGCGAGCGGCCATAGCTTCTGCGCTGTCGTCAGTGGAGCTGATGCCGTAGGCGCTTTCAAGGATTGAGCGGATCAGGGAGCGGGTGATTGACACCATCTTGTTGTGACCGTCCGAACCGTTGCCGGCGATGCCTGCCCACTTCCAGGCCTTGCGGCCCTTGTGTGGACCGGCGGTGATTGTCACCTCGAGGTCGAGGCCTTGCACGCGTGCGTCCTTGCCGGATGTCTTGATGCCGCGCACCGTGATGACGGCTGGCGCAACGGTGCCATCGGGGATCGGGCTGCCAGAACCACCGGAGCCGGTTGCAACTTCTGCTGTGTTGAAATCGAATGAAGACATGATTGAAATCCTTATTTGAGGAGCTTGGCGAACAGGTCGCCGAGGTGTGGTTTTTCCATGAGTGCGAGACGTCCGGAGCGGTCTTTCGCGGGGAAGCCCCATTCGTTTTCGGGCCCCGTGATGAACGCCCGGAATGGCTCGCCATCTTCCGGGCGGATGATCGCAAATGTGATCACCTCATCCACGATCCCAGGCATCTCGCGGCCGGTCTTGCTGCCATCGATCTGGATCGACCACGTCTTGCGTCCGAAATCGTCTTCATCCTCGTTAAGCAGGCAGACGAACACGACATTGCGCGTGCGCGCCTGTTGCAGGCGCTTGATCCATCCGATCATCTGGCGACCGAGGAGGCCGTACATTGAGCGGGTGTCCTTGTCGCCCTTGGCAGTCATGGCTTCGGGCTGGGTCTCGCACCACGCCATGCAGAGGCGAGCGGCTTCGGTGATGCTGTCGATGAATACGGTCTGGTATTTATCCAACGCCTCGGCATCACCAAAGCGATCGCAGACGGCATCATAGTGCTGCTGGCCGTAGAGATCGCCGGGTCGCACGTTGGTGTTAGGGCCGGCGAGGAAGCACGCGAGGTCGCGGCATTCCTGCCACGTTTTCGGGCGCAGTTCGTCCACCGGCACATCCGAGACGGACAGGTTGCCCGCTTCGAGGTCGATGAACAGCACGCTTTCGGGATCAAGTGTGCGCAATAGTGATGTCTTGCCGACGCCTGGCGGCCCGACGATGAGAAGCTTGACGCCCCTCGTTTCGGACATGCGTTCGTCGGCTGTGATGATGGATAATCCCATCGTCTCAGCTCCTTACTTTTCTGACTTCTTACCCTTGCTCTGCGCGAAGGCAGGCGGTGGAAGGTAAGGAGCCGTGCCCCTGCTTATTCGAGCCGCTAAGGCCTTAGTTCGCAGGCTTCCACCGCTTGCTCAGTGATCCCCGTTGCGGGGGAAATCTCGACAACGAGCCTAGGCTCATCGCTCCAGAATTTACGCACGGTCAGGTCCACGACCTGCACGTCATCGTGCCAGCATACACCATTGAGTGCGTCCAGCGCCAGCTTGGCGAGGTTGTCGTTGTCTGGTTTTTTCGTAGGGCGCTGAATGTTTGCCAGCATGGCCGCGCGAAGCTTCTTTGATGCCGACTTGGGAATGCGCAGGTATGCGGTGAGGCGCACGTCAACCGGCCCGTCAATGATGCGTGCGCCCGCCTCGATGGCCCACGCGGCAACAGCCTGCTTCTCGCTGCGCGTCTTGGTGTCCGTGAAGAACCGCGCGCCTTGCGTGCGGGCGCGAGCCCATCCGCGCGGCTCGCCTGGAACAGTAAACCACAAGCGGCTCATCGCTGCCACGTCTCCAGCCCGACCTCACCCTTGCTGACCTTGTTGATCAGCAACATGAGTTCGTAAGACGGCCTAGCCTTGCCGCGTCTCAGCTTGCTTATGTGCGCGCGATCGCGTGCGAAACGCTTAGCCGCTTCCGCGTCCGTGATGTTGGATTGCTCTAGCCATTGTGCGAATGTCATGGATGATGTGTGCATCAAACGCCGGGCTGGCGTCAAGAAAATAATTGCACGCCGCGCACAGATAGTAATTGACCGTTAATGCACGACGTGCACATTAGGCGACATCAAGACAGGAAACCGCCACATGTGGACATCAGCCGACACCAACGCCGAACAAGCGAGCCGCGCCTACCGCGACACGCGCACTGCAGAACAGAAAACATGGGACGCCCGCGCCGAGGCGATTGCAGAGATCGCCGCACGCATGCGCGGGCTGACCTATCCCAGCTCTGCGATCTGGTCACGCGATCCGGCCATCGTTGACATCATGACGGACCTGTCTCGCGACCTTGCGCGCGAGATGCATGCGCTTAATGTTGAAGGATACCGCCCGTGATTAACCAGCTCCAATCCCTCACCCGCCCCGCCTTCGATCTTGAGCGCCACCTAGCCCGCAGCGCCGAGGTGTCGGCGTTCAATCTCACCGACCACATGCGCAAGCGCCAGACGGTCAACGTGGTGCGCTCGACGTGCAAGCTGCTGCGGAGGGCGCTGTGAACAACGTCATACAACTCCGCCCC